AAATGTTGTATAATAATCATGTTAACAAACAGGAGGTAATATGTCAACACCTGAATCCGCAAAAGTCTTAGCCGAGTGTGCTGAGATCCAAGTTAAAAAGTCTCGTGATTATCAAAATCCGAACTCGACTGTACAACAAGCCGATTACTATCCAAACGGCGTGCAATCGATCCATGATGTCATGCATGGCAAAATGCTTCGTATGAAATCCGTTATGGAAGCCATGCGTGGCGAAGACTATGAACCAAACTTCGAATCACTCGAAGACAGCGCCAAAGATCTTATCAACTATGCATCTTTCTTTGTTGCATATTGCCGACAAAAGATCGAGGGCCAAGACGGTTCTCGCGACATCTTCAATCGTCCACTTAACCGACAGGTGACGAATGTTGATGAATAGTGTAAAAGACATCCGTGAGTTCTTTATTGGTGAGCTCGCGGATGAAGCATTTACTATCGATAAAACTGGTCAGAAAACCATCGAGATGATTGGCGCAAACTTTGTTGCATCTGAACCATCTATCTTTGGTAAACCAAGTCGATCATATATTGATGCTGAAATTAATTGGTACGAATCTGAATCCACTAACATTTATGATATTCATGGCACCGACCAAGAACCACCTGCTGCTTGGAAATATTCAGCAGACAAGCATGGCAATATCAACTCTAACTATGGCCATCTAGTACAATCTGAAAAATACTTCAATCAATTTGATTGTGCATTTACTGAACTGTGGTCTAATCCTGACAGCCGTCGTGCTCAAATGATTTATAACCGTCCATCTATCTGGGTTGAGTTTAACGAAGGTGGTAAGTCTGACTTCATCTGTACCAACGCACAAACATTCTATATTCGTGATGGTGTATTGATGATGGTCTCTCAAATGCGTTCTAATGATGTAGTTTTTGGCTATAAAAACGATTATGCTTGGGCACAATATTTGATGGATAAGTTTGTATCTCGTTGGAATGATATGGCTTCAGTTACTGGTGAACACGGCGAAATCGAAAAAGGTATGCTTATCTGGAGTGTGATGAACTTGCACGTGTACGAACGTCATTTTAATTTGGTGAAATAATGGAAAAGCCTAGTAAACTTATTCTTATCTCTGATATCATCGAGACGAGACTGCGAAAAGAAAAAGAAATTGAGTATTACCAAAAGCAAATTGAAAAGATACAACATAAAATGTTCTTCCTTCAAAAAGATTTAGAAATTACAAATCTTATTGTTGAGATGATTGAAAAAGAAAAAGTTATAGACATAAGAGAGCAAATGGAGCAAAAGCTTCTAAGCCAAAAAGATGATGAGTAGAATGGAATATTATCGAGAAAGTTACCACGATTACATGGGGCGGCGAATGCGTGAGGAAGATGTCAAAGATAGAAAATGGGATCGTCGTTTCATGGAGATGGCTGAGGTCATCTCTGGCTGGAGCAAGGATCCGTCGAGTAAGATAGGTGCTGTTGTTGTTAATGCTGAAAGGCGGATCCTTGCCACCGGATATAATGGTTTTCCTCGAGGTATCGAAGACAGTGATGAACGTCTTAACAATCGAAACGAGAAATATCCTCGTATAATTCATGCCGAGATGAATGCTCTTATGAATGCTTTGTATAATGGTGTTACTGTAAAGGATGCTACACTATATGTTTATGGCCTGCCAGTTTGCCCAGCATGTACGAAGTGTGTTATCCAAGCCGGTATTAAACGAGTTGTAATGCCTACTGCAAAGACAGACAAGGGCAACTGGGAAGATGTGTGGTACAACGAATCGCTTCCCATGTATAAAGAAGCAGGTGTTACAGTAACAACATTAGATGATTGATATGATTGTAGTTGGTATAAATCCGTCGAACGGGCCTGCCCATCAGCAGAGTCCTACTATTAAAAGATTAAATCGCTGGATGGATCGGCTTGGTGTAAATTATTATGCATTTACGAATGTAATACACCAGACCGGTCCTTACAAGCAATCTATGGTTGACAAAGAGGCACTTTTGTGTTATATTAAGAACTATAATAAAGTAATCGCTCTCGGACCCTTCGTGTCAAAAACGCTAAATAGATTGGGTATCGAACATTATGTTCTACCTCATCCTTCGCCATTGAATCGTCAGTTAAATGATCCTGAATTTGAAGTGATGAAACTTACAGAATGTAAAAGATATATGGAGTCGTAATGAAAAAAATTCTTGTAACAGGTATGAATAAACTGCAGTGTACGAAAGACTTCTTTCTACAGCAACAACTTCAGGTTGTGCCATCTCACTATTCACTCATTCGTTGTCTTGAAGACATGGGCTATGAGGTTGAGCAGAGGCCTGTCAGACTAGGCGAGAACCTAGATCACTATGATGAGGTAATCGTATACATCCACAGTATTCAGGCCTTCTGCCAATTCCTGTGGTCTGGATTATATGCCGTACACGCTCGTCCGAACTGTATCATTGCTTTTGATGATTGGCAGTTCAAACAAATCTACAGCACTATTGAAACATATAAAGAGAAGCTTGAAGCAAATGATGAAGGCGTATTCCGTCAGTATCTTTTTGATCTGTGGCAAGGTATTGAAGACAAAGAAACTGTAGCATCATACAAAGAGCAATACATCAATGCTTGTAACATCATCACGAGTAAAGAAAATCGATTGCTCGTAAGTGCGTTTGCCGGTGGTGATATGTCAACACTAGAACTAGGATGGAAAGAAGAAAACGTTCACGTGTACAATCCAAATCCATATCATCTGAATCGTCGTTCAGACAACGGCTATGGAACTGGAACAGTAGCACTTGATAATTTCTTTGGTGATACACCAGAAAAAGAAATGAAATGGAATTTTGCGTCTCTCGTACAAGAGAAAACGCGGAAATGGCTCAAGGCGCAGCAACCTGACGATTGGAAGTGGGAAATTGTTTACTTTGGCGCAAAGCGCGGTAAATATAAGTCAGAGCGTAAAACCGAGCCTGAAATGGTAAAAGTATTCGAACAACAATGGGGCTGTCTAATGCCCGGATACTTTCATGCCGGATCAGGATGGTGGCGAGCACGCCCACTGCAGGTTGCTGACGCCGGTTCTATCATCATTGGTGATAAGCCTGAAATGATGGTTTACTATCAAGATGAACAACTTGCAGGGCTACGAGTGCAGGATGTGGAGGCAATGGATCTTACTCAGTTGCAAGCTACAGCCAAAGCTCAACGCGATGCTCTGTATGATAACCATTCTTTGGATCAGAGCATTCAAAGAAATGAACTTGAGAGAGTATTAGCGGCATGAAGTATTTAGTAGTAGGTGCAGGTCTATCAGGCTGCGTGATTGCTCGTGAACTTGCAAAAGCAGGGCATTCTGTAGATGTAATTGATAAACGAGATCATGTAGCAGGTAATGCTTATGATTATGAGAATGAACATGGCATTCGAGTTCATAAGTACGGGCCTCATCTATTTCATACTAATAATGAAGAAGTATTCGAATGGCTTTCACACTTTACTGAGTGGGTTGAGTATCGGCATAAAGTCAAAGCTCAACTCTCGGATGGACAATACGTTACATTACCAGTAAATCGTGAAACAAAAGATATTGTCGGTGAGGAGAATGTTCTCGATGTATTCTTCAGACCTTATACTAAGAAGATGTGGGGTGTCGAACTCGATCAGTTAAATCCTGATATTATCAATCGAGTTCCTATTCGTGATGATTACAACGAAGAATACTTTCCAAATGATAAGATACAGTACATGCCACGGCATGGCTATACTCAAATGGTTGAGAACATTCTCACTCGCCACAATATTCATGTATATCTGCAAACTGAGTACAGCTCTCACATGAATGAAAACTACGATCACGTATTCAACTCAATGCCAATCGATGAGTACTTTAAATTTAAACATGGCAAGCTTCCGTATCGCTCAATTAAGTTTGAAACTATGAGCCTACCAATTCCACAGGCCTTGCCGACTGCTACTGTTAACTTTACTCACCACGGTCCAAAGACTCGTGTCACTGAATGGAAGAATATCCCCTGTCACGGCGATAATAAATATATCACGACGCTAACGTTCGAGGAGCCGTGCGATTACTCTGAGAATAACTTTGAACGTTATTATCCTGTAAAAGATCGCGATGGTAAGAACCGAGAGCTATATAAAAAATATAAAGCAGAAATTCCAGAGCATATGACCTTCATCGGTCGCTGCGGTTTGTATGCCTATCTTGATATGCATCAAGCTGTAAGCACGGCGCTCTCAACAGTGAGAAAGTTTTTAGCATGAGTGATATTACCCACGCAAGTATTGTACCACTAATTGGAGGTGAAACTATTGGTTCTCATCGAGCCTTTGATGCGCCTCCAATTCATTTTATGTCCTACGAACCTTTCGAAGGCAACGACAGACATATTCTAAATTATTACGATAATAAGATTCCATATCATGTTCTAGACAAAGGTGACATGCCTACTGAAAGAGCGAATGTTGTATCATCAGTATGCCCATGTGCTGGTCTGTCAATGATGTCACATGGGTACGGTGACGACAACGAGAACAATAAATGGATGATTAAGACTGGTGAGTATATCCTCGGTGAATACAAGCCAGATTGTTTCTGGGGTGAGAATGCTCCAGGATTTGCTGGTAAGATTGGAACGAATGTTCGTAATCAATTGAAACAGATTGGTAAAGATAATGGATATACGATGAGTGTATATCGGACTAGATCCTTACTTCATGGTGTTCCTCAGGTTCGAGAACGTTCATTCTATTTCTTCTGGAAACGAGATAATGGTGTACCAATCTTTGATTATTACAACCGTGAATATACACCAATCGAAGAATTAATTCGCAATGTAAAGTCAAACTTTCAAACTGAGCCTATCAACGCTAAAAAGCCTTCCGACAATCCGTACTATAAGTATATTCTTGAAGAGATTGAAGGAGGTAAAACTCACACAGAGCATTCCCGCGATGTAGATCCAACATCAGCCCGTGGTGTTGATGCTTTCTCTTATATCGAAAGAGCAGGTAAAACTTATAATGAAGTCGCTGATTGGATGTCTGCAAATGGCTTTGAGAAAGAAGTTGATAAGTGCCACTATAAGCATGAGAAACTTGCTAAAGGTGGATCGATTATGCGCAGGGGTGTTATCGTTCCGAAAGATCGTATCGGCGCTTTTGTAGGCCACTATCCTACTATGCTTACCCATCCTGACGAAGATAGATTTATCAATTACCGAGAAGCTATGTCTATCATGGGATTGCCAGAAGACTTTGAGTTGGTCGATGCGTCACCTAAGGTAGCAAACCATATTTGCCAAAACGTTCCTGTACAAACGGCCACAGACATGGCTACAGAGGTTCTAGCAACGCTTAAAGGCCTAAGAAAAATGGTTGACACGGATTACATTTTGCAGTATAATGGTACTCAGAAGCTTGAATATCAAGAAAACATTACTACACTTGAGGCATTTTTATGAGAACTGACTTTATCTTAGACTTTGAAACTATCGGCCAGTGTGCTCGCAAAGCGCCAGGCATTGAGTGTTCTTATACGACATTTGTGTGGGATCGCTTTCTTGATGAACCATATTCATTTCAAGAACTTCTAGGTATCATTCAAAAAGCAAAGCTTGATTTACAAGATCAGATGAAGAACTACGACTTTGAGTATCAAAAATCAGATCTTGATTGGTGGTTACAACAACCGCCAGAAGTTCGTAGACTTTTAAAACCAAAGCCAGACGATCTTAAGATACCACAGTTTATTGAGCAGATGATTGGATATCTTCGCATTCAAGGTAAAGTTGATTACTGGTGGAGCCGTTCAAACGGTTTCGATCCAGTTATTCTAGATCATATGGCGATGGCTGTAGGTAAAGACAAGTTTCTAAACGAGTACATTCCTTATTGGCGTGTACGTGATACTCGTACATTTATCGACGCTAAGTTTAACTTTACAACAAAGAATGGATTCGTACCCGTTGCAGATACTGAGCAATGGGAAAAAGTATTTAGTGCTCATGATAGCAGACATGATGTCGCAGCAGACATCCTTCGGATTCAAGCTATTCATAGAGCAGAAAATGATATGGAGCAAATAGAAATATGAAAATTGAAATCTCTTTAGACAAACTAAAAGAGCAGAAGATCTTTATCGGTACTCCGATGTATGGCGGAAACTGCTCAGGCTCGTATGCTAAGTCCTGTAATGATCTTGCTATGATGTGTGCAGCAAATGGTGTTCCTATCCGTTTCTATTATCTCTTTAACGAGAGCCTCATCCAGAGAGCACGTAACTATGTAGTAGATGAGTTTCTCAGATCTGATTGTACTCACCTCGTGTTCATCGATTCAGACATTGCATTTAATGCTAAAGATGTTCTAGGATTGATTGCTGTAAATCTAGCAAATCCTGAGAACCACAACATCGTCGTAGGACCTTATCCTAAGAAAACAATTGCATGGGAAAAGGTTGCTAAGGCAGCTGAGCTTGGTAAAGGTGACGAGAATCCATTCGATCTTGATAACTATACAGCAGACTATGTATTCAATCCTGTTAAGAAGTTGGATACGTTTAATGTTGGTGAACCACTTGAGATTGGTGAAGGTGGCACAGGCTTTATGTGTATTCCACGAGAAACACTTGAGAAATATCGTGATGCTTATCCAGAGCTTCAGTATAAACCAGATCATGTTCGTACTGACAAGTTCGATGGTTCGCGAGATATCACAGCGTTCTTTGACTGTGTAATTGATCCGGAATCGCGTCGTTATCTATCAGAGGATTACTTCTTCTGTAAGAAATCCCGCGACATCGGTATGAAAGTGATTATGTGCCCTTGGATGCATCTTAATCACATTGGCACTTATATCTTTAAAGGTAATATGGCTGCTATTGGTTCTCTCGGTGTGTCAGCCACCGCAGACAGTAAAAGCAATCGTAAGAATTATGCCAATAAAAAACAGTTGACAAAATCCAAAAAACGTAGTAAAATTAATACATAATGTCAAATACTGTAAGGAGCTTATATAATGAAGTTTAGTGAACGTACTCTTACTATTCTTAAGAGTTTTTCGACTATTAACAAGTCGATTCTTATGAAACCAGGTGGTGTACTTAAAACGGTAACGCCTGAAAAAACGTTGGTGGCATCTGCAACTATTCCAGATCAGATGCCATCTCAGGCATGTGTCTATGATTTATCAAGATTTTTGTCAATTTTATCACTTTACAAGGATCCCGACGTAGAGTTTCATGATAAATACTTTATGATCAATGATGGTCGTCGTAAGACGAAATATGTTTACGCCGACGTATCAATGATTCATGCAGCTCCCGAAAAAGAGATTCAACTGCCATCTTTGGATGTGGTTGTCGATGTTTCGTGGGAAGACCTACAGTCTGTTCTTAAGGCTGCAGGTGTGTTACAATTCTCTGAGGTAGCCTTTGTAGGTACCGAAGGGAAGATCTGGTTGAAAGCTATTGATAGCAACAACCAAAACTCGGATGATTATGGTGTTGAAATCGGCGCTACATCTGATGAATTTAAGATTATCATTAAAACCGATAATCTTAAGCTCTTGCCTCAAGATTATAAAGTTTCTCTTTGCGCAAAGGGGATCTCTGAGTTCAAGGGCGTGGATGTCACGTACTTCGTGGCAATTGATACTAAGTCGACTTATCAGAAAGGATAACAAATTATGGAAGCTCAAGAAGCTCAAATGCAAGAGGGACAACCTCAACAGATCCAACTTTCTCTTCAGGATCTAGCAACTGTCGTACAGTTCGTAGATGTTGCATCTCGCCGTGGCGCTGTAGCCGGTAACGAGATGGCAATCATTGGAATGCTTCGTAACAAAATCGAAATGTTCCTACAACAGAATGCTCCGCAAGACGGAGCGCCCGATGGTAACATGCCGGCAGCCGACGCTCCAGCTCCGGATGTACCTGAGGATGCACCACTCGCTGACAAAGTGGTACAATAATGGGTGGGGCTTCGGCCCCCTCATTTCTTTTTTTATATAATGATGGTGATTGAATGTCTATTGAAGCAAAAGCAAATGAAGTACTTTGGGTAGAGAAGTACAGGCCAATGGTAATTGGCGACACGATTCTGCCAGACAAAACTAAAGCTGCTTTCAAAAAGTTTGTAGCAGATCAGTCTATCCCTAACTTACTACTCACTGGTGGTCCAGGTGTTGGAAAGACTACAATCGCAAAAGCTATGCTCGATGAACTTGGCTGCGATTATCTTATTAAAAACGGCTCACTTAACGTCAATATCGATACCCTCCGATATGACATCTCCACGTTTGCCTCGGCGGTTTCCTTTACAGGTGGCAGAAAATACGTCATCTTTGACGAGGCGGACTATCTCAACGCAGCAAATGTTCAACCCGCGCTCCGTAACTTTATCGAAGAGTATTCAAGCAACTGTGGATTCATCTTTACTTGTAACTTTAAAAATCGGATAATCTCTCCACTTCGTTCTCGTTTGTCGGAGGTTGACTTTACCATAGAGCAATCCGATCGGCCAAAGCTCGCGATGCAATTCCTACGTCGTGTTGAAGCTATCCTTGAACAAGAGAACGTTAATTACGATAAGGCTGTTGTTGCAAAGGTAATCCAAAAACACTTCCCTGATTTCCGCCGTGTACTAACAGAGTTGCAATCATACTCTGCTTCTGGTGCTATTGACGAAGGTATCTTTGTTAATCTCAAACAAGAATCTCTTGATGAACTCTTTAAACTTCTAAAGGGTAAAGACTTTACAAACATGCGTAAGTGGGTTGCAAAGAACTCAGATCAAGATATGACCGAGATGTTCCGACGTATCTATGACATGGCTGCCGATAAGGTTGAACTACGATCTCAGCCAGGCTTTATTGTAACTCTTGCAGACTATATGTACAAAGCAAACTTTGTCGCTGATCTTGAAATAAATATGGTTGCATGTTTAACTGAAATCATGATGGAGGCATCTTTCAAATGAGCGAGATCGGACCAGTAGCGCCTATTGTTTTAAGTTCTTATATAAGTACAACAATAGATCCATATAAAGAAACAATTTCAAGAGTATCACATGTAAATGATAATGGCTCAACCCGAATTGAAGCAGTTGACTATATTCGTTATAACCGAGAAGGTGAGCTTGTGAAACCTGAAAAAACAATTGTAGATATTTCAGTATGATAGAAATTAGTGATAATGAATATCAGCTTTACCAAATGCTCTTAAAAATTTGGAAGCATAGCTCACCTGAAAAAACCGGTGCATACTTCATTTGTGGTGAAGTAGGTGAGAAAGATGATTTAGGTTTGCCTGAATACATTCACGTTTGCCCATCTTATGGATTAGATGGAATAGCCTCATATAAATTGCACAAAGATTATTCAGCGCCGGAGTGGTAAATGAGTGAATGGTTTAAAAGACTAACTGAAAAACACACAGATGACTGCTTCTATTGCAACAAAAAGGTTGACAAGAAGGAGGCTTTTAGTATAAAATTAGATACAGGTGACGGTCCTTTTGAATTAAAAGCCTGTCCTGGTTGTGCAGATGATTTTAATGATATTTTGAAACAGATTGAGGAAGCTCGTGGCGAAGGACTATAACCCATTTGATTTTATGACAGCAGCTTCTTTCTCAAAAGAAGATCTGATTAACAATAACGAAAATCCTGAACTGATTGAAAAGCAGTACATTCCCTATATGGTAAATCGTGGCTTTGCAAACTTTGAGGATACTATTCTACACGCGAATGAAATGAATCAGCGAGCTCATATGTTTTATGCTGCTCAGTTTCAATATTATCGCGGAGCATTACGTAAGCGCAAACGTTTCTCAAAGTGGCCAAAGGCCGATAAAGATAAAGACCTAGATGCTATTCAACAGGTTTATCAATGCAACCGTACTGTAGCAAAGATGTATCAAAAAGCTTTGAGTAAAGAAGATATGAAATATGTACACAGCAAACTTGTCACAGGGGGAGTGTGAAAAATATAAATATTGTTTGGATGGTCATGATGAGCATCGTGATAATAACAATAATAATAAGGATGCTGTGGTTATGCAAGAAGATATTTTTAAAGGGGTGGGAATTGAGATTTCTCTTCCTTCGCCGGATAGCTTTTTAAAAGTCAAAGAAACCCTCACGCGAATCGGTATTTCATCTCGTAAAGATAAGACTTTATATCAAACTTGCCATATTCTTCACAAACAAGGTCGTTATGCAATTCTACATTTTAAAGAATTGTTTATCCTAGACGGAAAGAAAGACACCTTTTCAGAAGAAGATAAGGCTCGACGAAATACTATCGTAAACTTGCTAGAGGAATGGGATCTCATCTCAGTAATAAATACGGAGAAAGCTCAAGATCCAGTTGCTCAGCTTAATCAAATTAAGATTCTATCTCATAAAGAGAAAAATGAATGGAATTTAGAGGCTAAGTACAATATAGGAAAAAAATGATGATTGATATTGCTGTCTCCTTAAAGCATGGAGACTTTGTTGACACTTATAATAATTGGAACAAACGACAAAAGTTGCACGTAAAAGGCTTCGGCCAGGATCCGGATGCAATGCAGTTGATTCCAGACGTAAGAGCAATTATTCCAACAAGGCAGACTCTTGAAGTGCCGGAAGGATATATTGCAAAGATTTATATTAAAGAGGATTGTGCGCTTAAGAAATCGCTTGTTCTCGCTTCGTGTGTTCAGATTGTAGAAGAGACATCTGAAATTAATTTGATAATCAAGAATACATGTGACAGTTTGGTTGCCCTTAAGGACGGGGACGTTATTGCACACGCAATTCTTGAAAAAAAGGTTGACATCTCCTAAAGAATGTGATATAAATAATAATGGGAATGCCTAACGGGTTCCCTTATTATAAATCTTGCTTAATAAAGGAGATAGCAATGAATACACGTAGCTTCAGAGCAGATATGCTCAATGACCCACTTTTCATCGGTTTTGATCGCATGATCGAAAGAATGAGAGACCAAACACCGGGTCAAACTAATTATCCCCCATACAATATCGCGAAGATCGACGACGATAACTATGCCATTGAATTGGCAGTTGCCGGCTTTGGCGAAGATGAACTAGACATCGAACTTAAAGACGGTGTTCTATATATTGAAGGGACAAAGAAAGATGACGAAGAGCGCACATACCTACATAAAGGTATTTCAGCGCGTGGCTTCCGTCGCAGCTTTACACTATCTGATACGATTGTCGTACGTGGTGCACATTTCAAAGATGGCATTTTGACAGTTCAATTAGAGAATGTAATTCCAGAAGAGAAGAAACCTCGTAAGATTGCCATTGGCAAAGATACCGAGCCCGAACTACTTAATGGATAAATAAAACTAGGAGGGTGAAATGCCCTCCACTTTCACACACACATATTAGGAGAACTAAAATGAATAACGATTATATGACAAACATGTTTATCGACACGATCCAAAACGCAAAGAAAACCTTTGTAGATACTTGGTTTAAAGATGAGGCAATGAGTAAGCCTCTCAACGATTTTATTAAATCTCAAACTGAATTCACTAAACTAGCAGCGAAATCAACTACAGATTTTGCTAATGCAATTGGTGAAGCTATGACAAAGGTGGCAAAATGAGCAATAAAAATCCATTCGAAATCCGTTCAGAAATGCTTCAGCTTGCAAAAGAATATATGGATCAAGCTTACCATATGAATGTTCAATTTGCAGAACGCATGGTTGAAGAAGGCAAAATGCAATTAGAAGAGTTTCAGAAACAAACTGAAATGTATTCTGTTGAAGAAATGATGGAAAAAGCTAAAGAAATGTATACATTCGTTTCAGATAAGGGCGACAAATAAGTAAATGTTTTTTGATGAAATGTCAAAACGCAAACAGATCAGGTGGTATGATGAAAATCGTATCCCTGATTTGTCTTTAATTCAAAATGCAGTAAAGAAAGCGTATGATTCTGTAGCTTCTAAGCAAAATCTTATGCCATATAAGTTATATGTTATTGCTGGTAATCATGAATTAAATCAAGGCTTATATGATCTATCCAAAGGTGGAACTGGAACAGTAACGGCAAATACTAATTTACTTACTGCTCCATATCAGTTTATTTACACTGCTCGGCTTGTTAATGACGCTAATGATAAAGTTCAAAGTGATATGGATGATTGGGGTCATTGTCAGCCACCATGCGATCCAAACATGTATAAAAAGGTTATTGCTTCTCAAGCAACATGCATTGAAATAGGAATGCATTGCACTATTCTATCCAAGACATTAATTGAACAGGGCCTCGATATTTCATATACTCGTTGTTTTGAAAATTATGACAGTAATAAAGATTTGTGGATTCAAAAAGGGTTTGACTTTATTGAAGATGATGTGTACTTATTAATGTCTGCTGGTTATAGAGCTCTAGGCACATATGAAGAATCTGGAGAAAGCAAACCACCTTTTGAAAACGTAGTAAAGTATTGCTACTAATTTTTATACAAATGATAGGTTGTAGGGATCGTCGCTTCCAAAGCCGCCACCGCCACCACCGAAGGAGGCCATCTGAATGTAGTTGGCCGACTTCCCACCTTCTACATTATTCACTACGGGCGCGCTTATTTGAGGCGCGTTGATTACAACACCACCTCCCCCAACGCCACCTAATGACATTCTTTCAACTCGATACGTCTGTCCATCCTGACGGTACATTTGACCGTCTCTTCCCATAAAATAGTTACCTCTAGAGTTCCCAAGAACACCGCCAGAACCGAACCCTAGATCTGGAGCAAAACCAGAATCTGAGAACGCTCTTGATCCGCCCATTTGCGCTCTTTCCATAGCACTTAGGTAATCGGCGTATGAACCGTTTTGTCTCATAGCTTCTAATTGGTGCTCTTGCATTTCTTTGTATCTTGCTTGCCTAGCTTCCGGTTCTTCAAACATCGCTTCTACCATAGCGCTAATAATGTATTCCCCACCAAAGCCAAAAGCAACACCGGCAAGTAAACCACCGATAAGAGCAGACCAAGGTCCGAACCAAATACCCAATTGTGCACCTACTAAGCCGCCTGCAACGAAACCAATACCCATCCCACCAATGATTCCTGATATAGCTGCGATCTTTTGTGGTTTGGTTGAGTTTGATGTCATCACCACATAAACTCTAAATATCTCGTATGCTAGCGCAGGTGGCCCAAGGAACTTTAAAAATTTAACAACGTTAGAATAAGCTTTAGCGTAGCGTGGAGCTTCGCGAACAATATTTTCTCCCATCATTTTAATTGCATCGGCGTCTGAAAGAAATCCACCAGTTCCATCTGGGTTTACAGTAAATCTGCCCGCGCCTTGGTTATAGCCAATTTTACCACCACCTCTCGTGATATTATCTGCTATTATTGGTCTGTTTTGGCCACGCATCTCCGGCGTTGACATATCTGGCAGTGACATTCTTGGTGTTGAGCCATCAGGAGTAGAAAGTACTGGATTATCTGCACCACCTGGAGGCGTTGATATTCGAGGCGGCTGGTCCATAACAGCAGGCCCTCTTGTT